CGTACTACGTTAGCGTATACGGACAATGTTATAGAAATTAAGGGTGATACTATTGCTACTGAAGAAGGTTTTTGTGGTCAACCTTATGTAACTGATACTACAAAGACAGCTTGCCGTAATATTATTGGCATCCATTTCGCTGGTGCCAATTCTGTTGCTTACTGTCAAATAGTTACACAAGAATTGATACAAAAACTTCCAACTAATCCTTTCTATGTTTTGTCGCAAGGCAAAATCAATCCTCCTATTGAACTTAAAATTGTACGACTCTTAGATCCCCAAGAATCAGTGCGAGTTATGTCCCGTTCTGAAATCATTCCCTCCTTACTCCATGCTACTATAGTTGAACCTATACGTGCGCCTGCTAAACTTGCTCCCTATAAAGGTACATCCCCCGCTGAACTCGCTCTTGCTAAAAACGTTCGTCCTAATCCGAAACTTGATTTAGATGATAAACAGATTTTACAAGGGTGTATGAACATTGTTGTTGATACCATTCCTGGTATTGGCATTTGCAATGTACCTATTTCATCTTGCTTAAACAGACCTACTGGTTTTACACATGTTGCTCCTGTAAACATGAAAACTAGCATGGGGTATCCTTACAATACTCCTTCATTCCATAAGACCTCAAAAGGTAAACTTGACTTCGTCGAAATTAATCAAAATACTGGATGGCGAACTCCAAAACCCATCCTTGAAGCCAAAGTTGCCCAATTAGTTTGTGATTTACTTGAAGGCAAGCCGCACCCTATCATATTCTCTGATTCATTGAAAGATGAATTAAGACCATTAGATAGAGTGGAGGCTTGTAAAACAAGACTTTTCTCTTCCGCTCCGATTGAAGTTCAAACATTGCTTCGTGCTTTGTTTTTAGATATGATTGAAGGCATTGAGCTTTCTCATCTCGACAATCCCATTTCCCTCGGGATTAATCCTCAATCGTCAGAGTGGAAGACTCTGTTTCACAGACTATTTCCTACTGAATACCATAAAAATCATGTCATTGCTGGTGATATAAAGGCACAAGATGCTTCCGCTACCACAGATATGATTGAATGTTTTATCCAATCAGTCTGTGGTCGGTATGAGAGACTTGATACCATTGGATCATTTGAATTGATGCCAGGTCTGGTTTTAACTATAGCCCAGAGAGCACATATTCGTAAGCGTTTATTAGAAGAAATTCTAACTAATGCACAACATGTGTTTTTTGATCTATTGTACCAGACCGATCGAACAAATCCCAGTGGTTGGTTTCTCACTTCCACTTTCGCTAGCTGTATGACAGCTGCCGCCCTTCTTTATTCTTGTTATAAATATTCTCGAAATATTCTCAATATTGACCGTCCTCTTGCAGACATTTATAAATCATGTCCTTTCTCAGTATTTGGCGATGACCACATCCTTACTCATGACCCTTCTTTAGAAGGATTGGGTATGGGTGCAATGGCCGCCTACTTTGAAGAATTGAATTTTGATTATACCTATGGTAACAAAGATATGGTTATTTGTAAATTGGTTGCATATGAACCTTATTTATATGCAACCAATGGTCCCCAAGAATTTCATTATTCAGAAATTGAATTCCTCAAACGAAAGTTCGTTGTGCACCCTGAAACTCAAAGTGTTCATGCTCCACTTCCATTAGAACTTATAATGGATATGACCAATTGGTGCACTACATCACTCCCTATAACTGAAGCCACCTCAGCTAGTTGTATGGGTGCGATTCAAGAATTGTACCATCATGGTCCTAAAGTGTTTGCAG